TGTGCCGGAAAGACTGATCCGCGATGAGGCGGAACGGGAACAGCTTGCTGGTCAGATAGCGCAAATGGGGCAGAATGGCATCGACACAAGCCAAATTACTGGGGCCTGACGGCTTTGTTCGAGCTCCTGCAGAGGAGCGCAAGCTAAACGAATTGGCAGCCTCGACCTTCAGTAGCAATGGAGCTCGAGAGTTCTTGGCGTATTTGCGCTCGATTACTATCGAGGCAGTCGCCGGCCCGCACATTGGATCAGATGAGTTACGGCATCGAGAGGGTATGCGCTATCTCGTAGCCATCATTGAACAGCGCATAAACAAGGGGAAGCAAAATGACTGAGATGGTGGAAGGCAATAACGGCGAGACTCCGATTGAGAGCGCAGCGCCGGTTGAAGAGTCTCGTCCTGAATGGCTGCCTGAGAAGTTTTGGGTTGAGGGCAAGCCGGCCTACGATAAGCTGGCTCAATCCTATGGTGAGCTCGAAAAGATGCGCGGCAATCTGCGCGAGAAGCTTGTCGAGGAATTGACAACCGAGCGCCTGGCTGCGCGGCCTGAAGCGCCTAATGCCTACAAACTGCCGGAACACGAGAAGCTCGATCAGGAGCAACTTGAAGCGTCGGGCGTTGTCCAGTGGTGGCGTCAGTTTGCCCACGATCAGGGCTACAATCAGGAACAGTTTGAGACTGCCATCAATACTTACGCCGATCTACAGGTGAAGGAGATTGAGGAAAGCTATCAGCGCGAGTTCCAAAAGCTTGGGGAAAGCGCGACTGCTCGCATTGAGGCGGTGCAGCTATGGGCTAACAACTACTTCAACGAAGAAGAGCAAGTTGCAATTTCCGCCGCTTGCACCAGTGCCGCTGGCGTGGCTGCAATGGAAAAGTTGATGTCTGCGCTCAAGGGTTCTGGCGTAGTTGACAACACCATGTTCGAAAAGAAGCCGGAGCCTACTCGAGCAGACGTTGAGAAGATGATGCAGGATCGCCGCTATTGGCATCCGGCAGATCGTGATCCTGCGTTTGTGCGCCAGGTGGAAGAGTTCTTTTCTAAGACCTTCCGCTAATGCGCGTTCGCTTTATGGAGGAGCGGGATATTCCCGCCGTCATTACGCTTGGCAGCTTAATGCACCGTGAAGCGCCGGAGTATGCTGACTTTCAATTTGATGAGGGTAAACTCGAGCGCCTTGCTTGGGTTTGCCTCTCTGAAAGGGACTGGTCAACAATCGTCGCAGAGACTGAGGTGAACGGTGAGATTCGAATCGTCGGATTCCTTGTGGCCGCCGCAGTCGAAACTTTCTTTGGGCCCGACCGATTCACTGAGGACTTGGCATTCTATGTAATGCCAGGATTTCGAGGCACGTCGGCTGCTATCAAAATGCTAACGCTGCTTGAGGTTTGGTCGAATGCCGTTGGCACAAAGCGTGTACGGATTGGCATAACTACCGGCATTAATGGCGATGTAGCGGGTAGGTTTCTGCTGCGTATGGGTTACGTTGATAGCGGCGCGCTTTACTCTAAAGCAATTAGTCCATTGCCGGCTTGATCTGTTTGCAAGACATCACAAGCAGGCCCGCAAGGTCTGGCTATGGAGCCCGCCAGGACAACTCCTTTCGCATCGTTTGCGGATAACCGGCAAAAACCAGTTTTTCGCAAGCCTGAATGAAAGGATTGAACAATGGCAATTGATATTAATGACGCCTTTGTGAAGCAGTTCGAGAGCGAAGTGCACATGGCGTATCAGCGTATGGGCTCCAAGCTCCGCAACACCGTTCGCTACAAGGGCAACGTCCGTGGTTCCAGCACCACCTTCCAGAAGGTTGGCAAGGGTACCGCTGGCACCAAGTCGCGTCACGGTAACGTGCCGGTGATGACCATCGACCATACCCCGGTTGAGTGCACCCTGTCTGACTTCTATGCTGCTGATTACGTGGACAAGCTGGACGAACTGAAGATCAACCATGACGAGCGCATGGTTGTTACCCAGTCCGCTGCTGCCGCAATTGGCCGCAAGACCGATGACCTGATCGTTACTGCGCTCGACACGACCAGCAATGCTATCACTGAGTCCGGCACGACTGGCCTGAACCAGACGAAGGTCAACACCGTGTTCGAATTCTTCGGCAACAATGATGTGCCGGATGATGGCGAACGCTACTTTGTGATCTCACCTGGTGCATGGACCGATCTGCTCGGCCTGAACGCCTTCTCGAGCGCTGACTTTGTTGGTCCCGATGAACTGCCTTACAAGGGCGGCATGGTGGCCAAGCGTTGGATGGGCTTCATGTGGATGACGTTCTCCGGCCTGTCGGTTGCTTCTAGCATCCGTAAGAACTTTGCTTATCACCGTAGCGCCCTGGGCGTGGCGGCTGGTTCGGAAGTGCAGACTGAAATGAACTACGTGCCGGAGAAGGCCGCTCACCTCGCAACCTCGATGATGTCGCAGGGTGCCGTGTTGATCGACAGCAACGGTGTGTACGAAGTTCAGACCTACGACGCTTAAGGAGCAAAGAACATGGCTTTCACTCCCGCAACTTTGATTAAGCTGGCTGGTGCTGAACCGGCTCTGCATATCTACTCGAACTCCGATGCAATCGCTACGATTGTTGCCTCGGGCTACTTCAACACGGTGACGGACAACCTCAAGCAGAATGATGTCATTCTGTGCGTTGGTTCGACTGGCGGCACCCGTACCATTGACGTGATCTGTGTTACGAGTGCGACTGGCGCGGCGACCGTTACGACGACCGCTTTGGAAGGCGTCACCGCCTCGTAAGCAACAGGGAGAGGTTCTCCCCCCTGACCTCTCCCGGGCCAGCCTTGTCTTGTGCAGGGCTGGCCTTTTCTCTAGGAGCGCACCGTGGCAGTTACTGACATTGATATTTGCTCTCGCGCCCTGGTCTTGATCGGTGCCACACCCATCACATCGTTTGCAGATGGCACGACTGAGAGCACGGTTGCTGCCAATCTCTATGAAGATACGGTGCGCGACCTGATGTCTCGCTTCCGCTGGCGCTTTGCTTCTGGCCAGGCTCAACTGTCTCGCCGCGTGGAAGAACCGGATTCTAAATGGGATGCCGCCTATAACCTTCCGGCCGATCTGCTGCTGCTGCATGACGTGACCGTCAATGACAACATGATCGAGTATGATCGCTACCAGAACCTGGTCTATTGCAATGCGACCACCGAAGAGGTTGTGGCTGCTGATTATACGTTCCGAGCAGAGGAGGACCTTTGGCCTCCTTACTTTGTAACGCTGGTCGAACTGCAACTTGCCTCGATCTTTGCCTACTCGGTGGCCAACCAGATTAATACAGCTGACTTCATGGAGAAGAAGGCCTTGCGTCAGATGGCTTTGGCGCGCAATATTGACAGCACGGCACAGACTTCGCGCCGTTTCGATCTCAGCCGATTCGACAAAGCGCGTAGGACGATCCGCTAATGCCGACCATCAAGCAGGTCCAAACCAACTTCTCATCAGGGGAAGTTGATCCGCTGCTGCGTATGCGTGTGGATACTGGCGCATACCAGAATGGCGCAGCCACTCTGCGTAACTGCTCATTGCTAAATACTGGCGGCGTAAGCAGGCGGGCGGGCACCCGTTATCTTGCCACCCTTACTACTGATAGCAGACTTTTGCCGTTCGAGTTTTCGTCCTCAGAGCGTTATGTTTTTGCCTTAAGCAATAACCGACTCGATGTGTTCAGCACATCGGGGACACTGCTAACTACGATCACAAGCGGCGTCCCCTGGACCGGCGCACAACTTCGTCAGATCAGTTATACTCAGGCAGCAGATGTGATGATCCTGTGCCATCCATCTTGGGCTCCGCGAGTGGTGCGTCGGACGGGCGCATCCAGTTTTACGATTAGCACCTTTGCGTTTGACACGAGCCTAGACGGCAACAAGATTTATCAGCCTTATTATAAGTTTGCCGATGACACGGTGACAATCAGCGTTAGTGCCGTATCAGGAACAGGCAGAACTATCACGGCTTCGAGTGCCGTATTCACGTCTGCCTATGTGGGCACGATTGTGCGCTGGAAAGACGTTGAGATTCTTATCACTGCATACACAAATGCCACGACCTTGGTAGGCAATATCAAGGGGCGGCTTGAAGGCTCTCTGGATATTAATCCACTTCGTACATTGCATACTAGCGATGTTGTTACAGTAACTCATGCTTTGCATGGATTCGCCACTGGGCAGAGTGTGACTATTAGCGGTTCTAATGGTTTTGCTGGGATTACTTTTGCCCAGATCAATGGCACTTTTTCAATCACTGTGATTGACGACAATCACTATAGCTATGCGACTGGACATAACGCAAACGCGTCAGAAGATGGCGGTGGCCCTTCCGTCAAATTTACAAGCAGCACAACGTCTACTCGAGATTGGTCTGAGCAGACCTACTCTGCAATCAATGGCTATCCAGGTGCAGTTGCTTTCCACGAGAGTCGCCTTTGGTTCGGTGGTAGCAGCGCCGTGCCTGATGGTTTGTGGGCTTCTAAAATTGGCCTGTTCTTCAACTTCGATGTGGGTGAAGGCCTCGATGATGAGAGCATTCAGATCACTATCGGAAGTGAGGATATTTCAAACGTAAAACACATTGTATCAAACCGCGACTTGCAGATTTTTAGTGCAACTGGCGAGTTCTTTGTGCCGCGTTCAGGCGGTCAGGGACTGACGACAATTACGCCCACTAATATTCGAATATCGAGGCAGACGCCATTTGGCTCAAGTGATGTTACGCCACTTCCGTTTGATGGCGCTACTCTGTTTGTGCAGGGCTCGGGCAAATCTGTGCGCGAGTTTGTCTATAATGACAGCGCGAATGGTTATGCTTCGACCGACATTACCTTGCTATCCAGTCACCTTATCAACAGTCCCATTGATATGGCAGTGTTGTTTGGCTCGACCGTGCGTGGTGAGCAGTATGCCCTGGTTGTGAACAATGATGGCACGATGGCAGTGTTCAACTCGGCACGGTCTGAGAACGTAGCAGGGTGGACCACGTGGGAGTTTGGAACCAAGGCAATCAATCTGTTTCGCTCGGTGTGCACTCTGGGCGAATCGGTGTTTATTGCGGTGCAGCGCAACCTGACATACACGCTCGAACTACTCTCGGACGCCGAGGCTTTTACGGTTGATAGTGCCGTAAGCCTGACTGGATCATCAAGCGTAACTTGGACGCTGGGCTCCTACTATGCCAACACGGAAGTCGATGTTGTTTCGAGCAACATGTATCTTGGCAAGTTTACGGCAAACGGTTCTGGCGTCATTACGCTTACTGATCCGGTGACCAAGGTGATTGCGGGTTTCACTTATCCAGTGGAGATTACCACGCTACCTGTGCACTTGCAGCTTCCTACCGGCTCACTGCTGGGTATGCCTAAACGAATCAACCGTGTGCTTGTCGGGCTGAATAGCACCCTGTCCTGCGTAGTCTCAAACAACCGCCTGCTTCTGCGTCAGGTGACCGATGATTTGTCTGTTGCGCCCGCCCTCTTTACCGGGATCAAGGAGTTTTTCTTGCTTGGCTACAATCGAGAGGCAAAGGTAACGATTACGCAGGATGAGCCTCTGCCACTGAGGGTGCTAGGGATGAACATGGAGGTGTCTTTCTAATGTGCATTTCAGCAGCAGCAGCCCTTGCTGCCGCGACTTTAGTTGCAGCAGGCACTAGTACCGCCGTTTCTATTGGTGCCGCTAATGCAAACAAGCGCGCTCAACAGACTATGCTCGATGAGCAGCAAAAGCAGCTTAAGGAAGAGCGTGAGATTGCCCGCCTGCAGGCGCAGGAAGCTGAGATTGAACGTCTTAACGACTTTCGCAGACAGAGGGCCAGCAACGCCGCCGCCTTGGCTGCATCGGGTGTGCGTGAGAACATCAGCTTTCTCCAGGGCGTAATGCCTGCGGAGGAGCGGGCTCTGCGTCTAGACATTGGCAACATTCGTATGGGTGACATTGCTGGCCAGAATCGCATTGCTTCACAGATTCGAGTTAATCGCTTCTCTCGTGATGTGGCTGGGTTCAATGCTTCGATGCAAAAAGTTGGAGCAGTTGCCAGCTTTGTTGGCACGGCTGCCAGTGTTGGTTCTTCATATAATCAAACTAAAATACCAAAACCAGCTGGAGGCTAATTCGTGGCCATTCAACCTTTTCGCCGTCGCATTGGTATCTCCAGCCCGGGCAGCCTACTGTCTGGCAACGCTCCGCAGATTGCTGACGTTGGCCCATCAATCTCTCGCGCAGCTGGCCAGGTGTTTGAAGCTGCGCAGCCTGCCATGCGGGCGAAGGCTGTTCGAGAAGGTCAGCTTGCTGCATCCAAAGCAGAGATTGTGCGCGACGAACAGGGCCGCGCGCTTTCAATTGATACGCCTGAAGGTGCTGGCTTGCTGTATCAGCAGGCGTTTGAGGAAGTGGCGCAGGCTCGTTACCTTAGCCAAGTATCTCTTGATTTCCAGACTCGCGCAGATGCCGAACTTGAAGCAATGCGTAGCGGTACGGGTGGCAAGAAGTTAGACGCCGAAGCCTATCGTGCATACATTTTGGGAACCGCTCAAGGCATACTCGAGGTCGCTGATCCGCGTGTGCGTCCCGTTATTGAATCAACTCTGGCGCGCGAAGGGCTCGAGCGGACTCGTGCTGTCTACAATGAAGTAGGGCAGCGCACACGGCAGGATCAGATTGCCGGACTGAATACTGACTTGACGCGCTACAACCAAGAAATTGCTAAAGCCGCTGCCGCTGGTGCTCCTCCTGAGAGGATTGCTCAGTTGCAGGCCGACGCTAAAACGCTAATTAATTCGGTTGTAAAGGTTGGCGCTATTGGTCCACGTGTTGCCCAGGCACTGGGGGCAAACGTAGATGCTGAAGTTCAGGAAGCAGTTACATTTGCCAGCAGCATGACGATTGCCAATCAGGTAACGCCTCCGATCCTTGGGCTTTCCTTTGATGCCCTGCAGACGGTCGAGCGTTGGATGACCGGCGTCAACGTGGGTGACGTTGGCGTTAAAGCTCCCGGCTTGAACTTTGGTGACATTTCAACCCTGCATCCTAAGGCCAAGCAAGCACTGCAAACAAGCATCACTGATCGCAAACAAAAACTTGGGGAAGAAGCTCGGGCTGCAGCGACTGCGCTAGCAGAAGAAAGACGTAACAACAAGCTCCTTGCTGCTCTTAAGAAAACAACCGACTCGATTACTGGCGCTTTGTCAAATGGTGTTGGCGGTAACTGGTCGGCTGAACAGCGCGGAGTTCTTGATCAGAACTTTGAGGGCGCTGTGAATCTTGCTGCGCTGGGCAGGCCTGAAGAGCGACAAAAGGCTCTTCAGTTTATTAGCACTCGCCAGTATGTGCCTGGTGCACTTGTCAACTTTATGGCTAACGGTATCCGCTCTGGTGACCCGTTCCCTGCTATTGAGTTCTATCGCAACGTGAAGAACGTCAGCGTAGGCGGTGCAATGGTAGGCGATATGCTGCTTGAAAAGGTAGACGCGCGAAGCCGTGCCCTTCTTACATCTGCTAACGAACTGATTGCCTCGGGTCAGAGTAGTAACATTGTGGCCGCTCGTGTTGAGCAGTTGCGCTCGAACAATGGCTTTAGCCGCGATCAGGCTGTAGGCGAGTACAACAACATTCTTGGGGAGGGCAAGCCTGGAACATATCGGACAGATAGGGACAAGGTAATCCGTCAGACTTACGGCATTCCAGAAGGGCAGGCAGTGCCCCCTGTTTTGGCTCGTCGTATTGATGAAAGCTTTGCTGCCAGCCTCGATGTTTACAACCGCGATCCTCGTATGGCTTTGAGCAAGGCTATTGAGCAAAACAAGGCGGTGTATACTGCATCGCCGGTTTTCTTTGAAGGTGCAGGGCCTAGCGCACTTACTCGTAGCTACACCATTCCTGATCTTGGCAGATTCTTTGGTGGCATCAAAGAGAATGGGAAGGCGCTCGTGCCTCCCGTAAAGGGCGTTGATGGCAAGGTGCGTAACCATGTTATTGGTCGCAATGGAACGATCAAACTTATTCCGCTTGATGAGGGTGTTGCTGACATTGGTCGTTATGAGGTTCGCTTGTTTGACCCTTCGAACCCCAGCCGATTGATGGATAGGTTCGAGCTTGATTTGGGCCTCGAGCTTAACAAGTGGTCACAAGGGCGGCCAACCGTACAGGCTCCTAATCTTGTTGAGCAGGCAAGGCAGCGCAGAACGAGCATTGAACGCAGGCAGGGTGTAGCCATGACAAATCCTGCTATTGCAGCTAGCATGACCGGAAGCGGCGCACCGTAAGGAACCAAGATGGAAGTCAGCACCAAACGCACGAGTCGGTATCGCCTTCTTGGGGAGACGCCTGATGTGCAGCCCGTTGGTGAGCAGAGCTTCTTCTCTCGCCTTGCAGATGGATACGCCATTGGCGCATACGGCCAGGCAGTAGATGCAGCCGAGCGATTCATGGCGGCTGGCGAACGCACTCCCGGCTATGATGCGCTCGACCATGTGCCGAAAGGTTATGAGCAGTTTGCTGATAGCTTTATGTTCGCGCGCAATCAGGATGAAGTTGACGTAATCACTGGTAATATTCAGGACAACCTGGACATTCGCCAGCGTCAAAGCGAACTGAGTTTGTCGCAGAATCTGGTAACTGGCTTGATTGCTGGCATTCTCGATCCGGTCAACCTTATCCCCGTGCCGGGTCTTGGCGGCCTTGGCTTTGTGAAGGGCGCGCTGAAGGGCGGCGCTGCCATTGGTTCGATCAATGCCGCTCAGGAAATAGTGCGCGACAGGCTTGATCCTACATCGACCGCAACGGAAACGTCGATCAACATTGGGATGGGCTATCTTGCTGCTGGCCTTATCTCTGGTGGCATTGGTGCGTTCACCAAGGCACCGGCTGGCACAACTCGCTTGCCTCCTGAGACAAGGCAGAGGGCAGATGACGTTGGTGGCCGACTCGATGAAACCTTTAATCTGGTCGAAGGTATCCCCGGTGGCAAAACTACCGTTACCATTAACGGCCAGACGGTGCGTATTATTGATGGCAACACCGGCAAGGTGGATGCTGATGGCAACTACATTCCGATAGATTATCGAAGCAAGGCGGATGCTGAATCTGCCAATGCTCGATCTGGTTTGGATGAAGTTAGAGCGCCGACAAAGACGGCAGACGAACTGCTGCAAGACGAACTGGCCAAGCCCAATCCGTTTGAATACGACATCGATGCGCCGATTGGGCCGACCGTGTTCCACGGAAGCCGAGTGTCCACTGACAACGTAAACTCTTTCATTGATGCCAATGGCAACCTGGTGCTTCAACCTGGTGAAAACTTTGGCCTGTCTGGTGTTTCCTTTGGCGTAGAGCGTCAGGTCGCCGCTGACTATGCAACGCGCGCAGCGGGCGGTAGCCGCTCAACTCGCAACTCGGTTGTATTCGAGGTTGATGCTGACTCCGTGCCAAACTTGCAGCGTGAAACGATGGGCGAGGCTGCGATCTACACGGACGCACCTGTCGTTATCCCAGCTGGCAAGTGGCGCTTGACGGATGCTATGACCGGAGAGCCCGTCAATCTTCGCCCTGGCGCTGATGATGCAGACGGCGTTCGCGTCGGTGATGAAGCTGAAGCGCCGCTGCTCGATGCAGAAGATACCATTACAATCGATAGCTCTGCAATCCTGGCTGGCTTTGAATCGAAGCCCTGGACGCGTCCAGCTTTGGATGGTGTAGAGCCACTTGCGGATGACGCCTTCAAGACCAAAGAAGCTTGGCTCAACTTCTCAATTCTGAAGGAGCTAAACCAAAAGACCACTCCTCGCCTCGAGGGCGAGACTGCGGCTGCATACGAGAACCGCATCAACCAATTGGCGATGGATGAATTTAACGCTGGTCGTCTGCCGCTGTCTCCGACAACGGACAACGTGCTACAGAGCCTGGCAATTCTGCCTACGCCTAGCGGTACGTTGCAGCGCCTCGCTCCTGACCATGTGGAGACGCACGATCTTGCCCAGGGTATTGCTGGCGATCACTCGACAATGACCGTTGCCAACCGAGAAGGCCGTCCAACTACACCGGGCGGCTCTGTGTTTCAGCGCGCACAGCGTTGGATGATGTCGATGTACATTACTCGCATCACAAACAACGCTGCTTACGCTCAGTACGTTACCGGCAAGGCGGCAGCTAGTGTGGCTGGCAACGCCTTTGAGGCAACTCGTGTCGGGCTTCCGTTGATTGGCCGCGCTGCTCGAGAGGGCAAGCTGACGCGGGCAGAGTTCAACGCTTACGTTGGCCGTGCCGCAAACAGCAACAAAGCTTTTGAAATGTTTGGCAAGCCATTGTCTGAAACAGATATGGCAATTGTTAAACAGGCCGCTGAACAGCAACGTGCGCTCTATGCCCAGTTTGAGGCAAAAATTCGAGACCTCAGTATTTTTGATATTCAAGCTCAGGCAAGCAAAGAAATAGAGTGGCGTAAGGCAGCCAACGAGCGCGATCTAAGCAGGCTCGAAGGGCTGCGCTCGACCAAGTTGCGTGACATTATCCGCCAAGAGGTTGCGGATCGTGAGGCAAAGATTGCTGAGCTTGAGCAACAGCTTGAGGAGATGAAGGGGGAGGCGATTGTTCCTGCTGGTGAGGAGTATTATTTTCCTCGCCTTTTTGACATTGGCAAAATTCGCGCTGATTACGATAACTTTGTAAAGCGCATTGCCGACGCCTACGGTGGTGACGATGCACTGGCTCGTGCCAAAGTTACCGTGGATCGCATCCTGGGCGAAGGCGGCGAGGAGTTTGTTCCTGGCATGGGAACGCCGAAGCACCTTAAGGGCCGCCAGATTCCACTGACCAACGAAGAGTTGGCTGACTTTATCGTGTGGGATTCTGAGCTTGTAATGGGCCTCTATGCCCGTCGCATGGGCGCTACCATTGAGATGTTTGATCGCTATGGCAGCCGCTTTCTCGACAAACAGTTTGATGATCTTAAAGCTGCGCTTCGTCGTGATGGCTACGATGAGAAGCAGATTGGCAAGATTCTTCAACAGGAAGAGGACTTGCGCGACCGAGTGCTTGGCCGCTTTCATGGAAAAGATCCGATGAGTTGGGACAATCGCGTTGTTCGAGCTTTGAAGAACTACGGCAGCCTGACGTTGATGGGCCGCAGCATTTACTCGCAATCGATGGACGTTGCCCGCACCATCGCTACCGAGGGCTACAAGCCTGTGTGGCAGGCCATGCACACAATGCTTCGTGGTGAGCTTAAGGACTTTCAGCGTGGCTCCTATGCCAAGGAAGCTGGCGAGGCAATGGAGCTCATCAACGCGCGGTGGATGGCGCAGTTGATTGACAATGATAGCGCCCTGACTGTTACCAATCAGACGGCGCTCGAGCGCGGCCTGGCTGGCGCACAGTCTGCCTTCTTCCAGTTGAACCTGATGAATCCTTTCACTGTGGTTTGGAAGGAGTTCACAAGCACAATCCAGACCCATGTGCTTCTCACTGAGGCAAGGCAAGTGGCTGCTGCAGTGCGTAGCGGCAAGACCTTGCAGACCATGACCAAGAAGGAGCAGGCGACTGTTGCCCGATTGAACAGCTGGGGCATTGATCTTCGCACTGCACAGACGATTGCAGATATGCCAGTTGAGAAGCTCGAGGGTGGTAATCTGCTACTGGCCAACATGGAAAACTGGAAGGGCAGGGATGGAGAGCGCGCCCGCGATATTCTGCTAGGCGCTATCTCTGGCACAGCACGAGCATCGACCATTACGCCTGGCCCACTGCAGCGTGCGGCGATTATGGATGGCGTGTTCCGCGTAGGCGGCAAGCGAGTGGAGGCCCCCATCCTTTCGCTGCCATTCCAGTTGATGAGCTTTACTATGGCAAGCTCTGCCAAGCTAACGCACTCAATGCTATCGGGACGTGATCGCAGCGTTGCCACATCCTTGACGGCATTGATGTTGGGCGGTGCTTTTGCAACGTGGCTCAAGTCGCCTACTGGCTTTGACTACATGGAGCCAGAAGAGTTTGCGCTCAACACGCTCGAAAACAGTTCCGTCCTGGGCTACCTATCCGACGTTTACAAGCGCATTGAAGATGTGTCTGGTTACGGGCCTCGCGCCGCCCTTGGCATTGAAGGGCCAGGCGATGGTACCATTACCGAGAAGGTGGGTGCAATTGCAGGCCCAGCGCCTAGCGTGATTGCCGGAATGATCGAGGCGTTTGTCAGTGACAGCCCCGACCTGAGTGAGCGCGAACGTGCAGGCATGGTGCGCCGCGCTATCCCAATGTCCGGTCTTGTTTGGTGGGATAGTTACATGAAAGAGCTTTCAACTTTGGCAGCCGATGCGGGCATGTTTGAGGGTGCTAGACAGCCATCTGCAGAGGTCGATGAAAGTGACTTTGAGTCAGTGGAGATTGCACCTGTCGAGTAGTCCATTGCTGGCAATGTTCTTTGCAGTGATGACGCAATAGGAGATTCAAATGGCCATTCTTATCAACGACAACACCGCTCGTGTCCAATACACCGCTACCAGCGGACAAACTACGTTTGCCGTGCCGTTTGAGTTCTTCGAAAATAGCGACCTCAAGGTTTATCGCAACAGCACGTTGCAGACCATCGCGACCCACTACACCCTGGCTGGTGCAGGCGTGACTGGTGGTGGTAACCTAACGTTTGTTAGCGGTGTGACGCTTAATGACATTATCACCATTGTGCGCGACATCCCAATTAAGCGCGTAACTGATTTTCCGCTGTCTGGCCCGTTCAACATTACCGCTTTAAACCTCCAACTCGATCAGTTGACGGCTATGATCCAGGAGGTGAACACGCTTGTAACGACACGCGTTCCTTTGCTTGCAGAATTTGACCAACCTTCTACGTTTTCAACAATTCCTACGCGAGCTAGTCGTGCTAATAAATATTTTGTTTTTGATTCAAATGGTAATCCGGCAGTAGCCTTAGGCACGAGCGCATTTGCTGTTGGCCCGATTACCGATGCTTACGCCTCGCAAGGCTCTGGGTACATTAATTTTGGTTATGGCCAAGAGGGCGTGGCTGCAATTCGAATTGGTGCGAATGATGCGTTTAACGCTACCGGCGTGCTTCAGGTCGGCGGCGCGGGTCAGTTTGATGGTGGCAACGGGTCGTATATATCAAACGACGGGCATCCTAACTGGAACGTTGTGCAATCTTCGATTCCGTTTAACCCTACCGAATGGAATATCTACGGTAACGGTGTCGGCGGCGCGGCTATCTCTAACGGCACCACCACCATAACGCGGTCTACAGGTATTGCCTGGGGATCGTTTATGAACGGCCTCTTTCTGTGGTTTGATGGCGTTGCTTACACAGTCGTTAGTGCTACCGCAAACTCTGCCGTTTTGACTAGCGCCCCGCCGGCAAAAACTGCCTGCTGGCAGTTTGTTTACACAACTGGGTCTGGCACTTGCACAGTGTCTGGGTCAACCGTAACCCGCGTATCAGGCGACCCATTTATCCCTAGCAGTTTTGGGTCTGGGTTTACTTTTTTCCTTAACAACAACCCATACACTGTTACCGCCAGCACAAACTCAAATACATGCAGTATTTCGTCTCCTCCGGGGAACGGAACATACTCGTACAGGTACATAACGAACATAAATAACCAAGTTGCAACTTTACGTTTGCAACTTACCGCTGGCGCGGATGAGGAAAATCTTTCGTTCTACGCTACGCCCTTTGCGTATGAAATCGGCGCACAGCAAAGCGGCGTTGGTACGCTCAGGAATTTTAGGTTTAACTCTGAATACCAAGCCGTTGTAGAAATGGCTGCATACGGAAAGTTTGTTTCGCTTGGCGGCATCCAAAACAGCGAAGCAGCACGTTTCTTGTGGCTCAACAACGCAGTCAATAGATTTGATTTTCAAGGCGCGACAACCGGCGTAAGCCCGGCTGTGCGCGCGCGCGGGTCAGACACCAACGTAGGTTTGGGCTACGACACAAAAGGCACAGGCAGCCATGTTTTTACATCTAACGCCTTTAGCGCGGTAAATTTCAAGGTGTTTGGTTCAAATCAGCCAGACTACCTGACCGTTGACGCCGGAAACGGTGTTGTTCCGCTTGCCGCAGAAGGTGGTTCGACGAATGTTGATATTCGTCTTATCCCTAAAGGCACAGGCGCAGTTAGGCTTGGAACAGTGGTTCGGTTTGGCGCGTTTACAAGCAACGCAGACGCACCTATCAACGGGTACGTTACGATTGTCGATGATGCCGGAAACACGCGAAAATTAGCAACTATCGCTTAGGGGTGATTTATGACGTTAGACAGCGAAGAACAGCGCGATCTTTTGATCCAGCTAATCGACGGCGTCCCCGTTCAAGGGAACGTCGGGCAGATTTTGCCTTTCGCGCATAAAGTGCAAGAGCTTAAATTTTGCATTGCACAAGCGCGTGTAGAATTAAACAGTTCGCAAGAGATGCTGTTGAGTCGGTAGCTAATATGAAGTTGCCCATCCTCGGCTCAAGCTATGTTGTCTGCAGCATTAACGCTGCAAACAAAGGTGGATTATGAACGAAGGTCATGATTTTAACGCCATAGCTAAGACGGTTATGGACGCCACTGCCGCTGGCGTTGGCCTTGTGTCATGGGTAAGCGTGGAGATATTCCCGGCAATTCTGCAAATCCTGTCGGTAGTATGGCTAGTGTTACGTATCTACGAGATGGATACGATCCAGCGATTGCTAGGACGAAAGCCTGACTAATGGCGACAAACGCGTATGATGTAGATCCGGCGCGTGACGCCGAGATATTTGTTGCGCTGCAACAGGCGGGGAGCGCCAGGGCATTAGCGCGTACTGGTAACTATGGTGGCAGGTGGGCTATTATTTCTGCGGCCAAGCGGCACCAGGAACGCATCTCGCAAGTAACTACCGTGTCTCTGCCAAGTGCACCCGATTTGCCTGACGATGATGTGCCAATCGAGGACATCATTGCGCTGCAATCGCGGCGCTTTGAGAAAGCTCTGGAACATCAGAAGGCAAAGCGGTGGCGGCAGTTTGATGTGCCGATTGAGGGCCCGTATGCGCTCATGTTCTTTGGCGATCCGCACGTTGACGACAACGGTTGCCATTGGCCATTGCTGCAGAAGCATTGCGAGTTGGCTCGAGATACCGAAGGCCTCTACGCTATCAATATTGGCGACACTACGAACAACTGGGTAGGCCGACTTGCCAAACTTTGGGCTAACCAGGACACGTCGGCCAGCACTGCCCGCAAGATGGCCAAGTGGCTGCTTCATGACAGCGGTGTGCCGTGGTTTATCTGGCTGCACGGCAACCACGATATGTGGGACGGGCCGGTAAGCACGACCTGGTTCAATGCCATCAAGCCGCATCATGTGCACATGGATGACTGGCAATCGAAGTTTACGCTGCGCTCTCCGAATGGCTTCGACTTCCGGGTGTGGGCAGCACACAACTTTAAAGGCACCTCCGTGTGGAACAACCTGCATGGCCTGGAGAAGGCGGCTCAGATGCAGGATTGGGCACACCTGTATGTTGCTGGCCACCATCACGATACTGGCTTGAGGCAGGGTGAGAATCCTCATCGGCAGTTCTGCTACTGGCTGATGCGAGTGCGCGGCTACAAGTTCATGGATGAATACGCTGAGTTGCACGGCTTTGGTGAGCACCAGTTTGGCGCGTCTGGTCTGGTCGTTGTTGATCCAGACGCAAGTAAACCCAACGCTGTACAGTGTTTCCTCGATCCCTTTGAGGGCGTGGAATATCTGAAGTGGAAACGGAGCAAGCTGTAATGCGGTGGTTAACAGAGGCGCGCCGTCACATCGGTATGCGTGAAGTGCCAGGCGTAGCCAACAATCCGGTCATTATGGGCTGGGCGGATAGGCTTGGTGCGCGTGTGCTGGGCATCAAGTATAATGCAGACAGTGTGCCCTGGTGCGGTTTGTTTGCGGCCTGGTGTGTGCATCAAGCTGGCCTGCGTCCACCTGGTACCTCGATCCGCGCAAAAGCCTGGGCAGACTGGGGCGACGCTGTCTCGATGGTGGCTACACGTCCACCGCTTGGTGCCATTGCCGTGTTTGGCCGTGATGGCGGCGGGCATGTTGGCTTTGTCGAGAGCGTCAACACCGATGCCAGTCTCAACATTATCGGTGGCAACCAGAGCGATGAGGTCAACGTGCGCCGATTTGCACGGAACAGGCTAATTGCGTTAAGGTGGCCAAAGGGTGTGGCAAGGTCAGACCCTGCACCATGGGCGAGGTCGGTAGTGATTGACACTAGCGGCGAAGCGTAAGGAGAGCGACATGAAGTTTGTTTCTTGGATTGTGAATCGACTGAAAGAGCCGAGCACCTATGCGGGCGTTGCCAGCCTCGCGTTGGCACTGGGCCTGTCGGACGTGCAGTGGGAAGCGATCTCGGCTGCAGTTGCTGGTTTGGCTGGGCTTGCCGCTGTGTTCCTGATGGAAAAGCCTGAGGCGTGATTAAACTCCTGACGCTCTTGCTGTCGTTACTTGATCGCGTATTCACCGAATGGGGAAACGCCAAGCTGCGAACACAAGGGCGTCAGGATGCACAGGAGCAGCTTGATGCAAATGTTGCCAAGGCTGAGGTCGCTGTTGATGCTGACGACCTTGCTCGTGTTGACCGGCTGCGTAACAGGTTCGACCGCGCTCGTAAGTGACTACTGCCGCATTGCCAAACCAATTAGCTATGACAGCAAAGCGGATAGCACAGAGACAGTAAAGGCAATCGAGACGCATAACAGCCAGTGGGCTTGCGTCTGCGACAACGACTGCCCGCGTTAGGGCTTTTTCACCTGTCGTGGCAAGGTCGCGCCACCACCCTCCGCTTCGTTGATCGCGCATTGAACGTCATACAGCAGCCGCGCTGCCGTATTGGGCTCCATGCCGCCGTAGCCATCGGACTCATAATCGGCATACCGATCCAAGAATTCCGCGCACTCGCTCAGCAAATCCAATAATTCATTAATCATTTCCTGCGCTCCTTATCTACCTGCGCCCACCGCTACCGCTCCTACCTAAGATTGATAGAGTCCTTCTTCTTGTATGGATGGAGGTCTATGTTATTCTTCTTTGCCCATGTGGAGTAGGCTTCCAGGAACATCTTATTGCTATCGCATGTCTGGTTGACCAAGTTGAACTGCCCGCCTTGACTCGGCGCATCTTTCAACCTGGGCAATTCGAGAGACATGGCTCGATGATAAATTTGCTTCTTGGTTACCTGTAGTCTCATTGCAATCTCGTTACCGTTGATCTTGCCCCACAGGTTCTTGAGCATTTCATCCTGTTCTTTCGTCCACAGGTGCCGTGTGTTCATCTGCTTCTTTCTCCATCAAGGCGCACAATGCATCAAAGCCAGGATAGGCCAGCCTAAGCTGGGCCGCCTTAGCTATGCCGTGAAGCACTGTTGAGTGATCCCGATTGCCAAGCAGCCTGCCAATCTCTGGAGATGATAGGCCTGCCCGTCGAAGCCCGAGCATGATCGACCATCGAGCGTGAACAATGTGGCTCTCCCTCGATGCACCAATCAACTCGGACTTCGTAACTTCCGCTTCTTTACAGGCAATGGCTACTAACTTTGGGAAGAGTCCAATCTTCATCCGTGGGTATACCGGCTCACGTCTGAAATGCGCGGACGCGGTCGGCAACCAGCTTGGCATAGCCAGCAATGTCATCCCAGCTGTCTGCGTAGTTGGGGTCGCCATTGATAATCCTCCCAATCTTGTTAGCAATCATCTCGAGGGCTTCCTTGTGGTCGTACTCAAGATTGTCCAGGTCGGCATGAAGAAAGATCGCGCCCTTGATCCCTTGTGCAATGCGGGCTTGATCGAGGAAAGCGCCGTAGCGCCTTCCCCTTTCTGTTAGAACATCATCAATGTTCACTGAAGGTCCTCGGGCATGGGGAACGGTTCGATTACCAAGCGGGCATCGAGCGCCTTGAGCATGAGCAGCAGCGTCTCCAAAGTGGGGCTGGTCTTACCATGTTCCACATTGAATACCGTAAGGCGCGACACGCCTGCGTTCATGGCGGTTTGATCGAGGGTGAGGCCGCGCTTTTTGCGCAGCCCCCTCAACTCTTGAGCGACAGAATTAGAAAGGAACATCGTCGTTCATTTCGTCAGCAAAAGAGGATGACGCGCTGGGTCGGCTCGGCTGTGTGTTGCCATCCGCCCCAGCTTTATCGAGCACAATGCAAGTGCCGCCATAGGCACCAACCGTAACTTCGCACACGGTCTTTTCCATGCCGTCCTTGCCCTGGTAGTTACGCATGAAGAGCTCGCCTTCGACGTAGACCTTGCTGCCTTTGCGGGCATCTTTGGCCACCCACTCAGCCTGCTTGCCGAACACGGTGACGTTTACCCAGGCGGTTTGCTTCTCGCCCTTGACCTTCTTGTTGATAGCCACGGAGAAGCTGGTCAACTGGCTGCCTTCTCCGTATGCCTTGGACTCAGGATCGCGCCCGAGGTTGCCGATGATAACTGCTTTAGAGAGCATTGATCTTATCCTTCAGATAGTTGAGGTATGCTTGAACTTCGGGTGCATCAGCACTGACAGTGTGACGCGGCAGCCACTCCTCGAGCAACTCGATCACCTTACGCTTAACAGCGAATGGCGGATCGAACTCGACAGAGGGTTGAGGGGTGGGCGTCCCCTCCTTCTTCGCCCGTGGCTTTGTTGTCATGCGGTAAGCTCCTTCTTCCTCTTGGCGTAGGCCTGCCGCACCATCGCAACCTTGGCTGCGTCGATGGTCGAGGCCTTGTCGATGCTAGCGCGATACTGCTCAAGCAGCGTGGCCAACTCTTCAACGCTTGCTGCAGTGGAAATGCCGCTCGAGAACAAAGCGAGATCCTCAAGCGACGGATCACGATAGCTTGTGTCCTGGTCAAGATCGGGATCGTCACCTGTTTCAAGGCCCAGCGTCTTAAGCAAAGCATACTTAACAGCATAGGACATGGCCTTGCCCGGGCCCTTGTCCTGGTCATCGAGGCCATAGCCAAACGTCTCAACGTCGATGTGATCTGCAGGATCGTCAATGTTGACGAAGCGGATTGTCATCCGTGCCTCGGTGCGATTGCCCATCTGCTGCGTTTCGCAACGGATAGGATAATACAGGATGCCAGCTTCGAGCAAAGGCGGGCGAACTTTAGCGGTCACCGCGTCATGGCTGACGATGGTGTAACGCATCCCTACCTTCTTCTCCTTCTGAATGTAGGTGACCTTGCCCATCACTTCGGCAAGGCGCTGGTGCAGGTTCTTCAAATTCATACTTCCTCCCTGTAATAGTCACGATGGCACCACACGACGGCGTGACGCCCACTGGAAAGGCGCGCACGGCGACGGGTGGGGACAATCAACCCTTGTGCCGTTAGTTCTGCTCTGCGTGTGCGGTAAGTGCTGCCCCGGCACTCGAACCAGTTAGACAGCATCTCGTCCGTAAAGCCTTCCTCAGCCTGATTGGCAGCATAGAAAAGCACGATGGCCTGCAGCCTGCCACGCTTATCGACAACGCTCTCGGCTGCCTGCTTGCTGGTCTCGGGGTCATGCCGACGATGCAGCTTAATGCGCACCCCATTTGCTTCTTGGATTATCATTCGTCCATCTCCCAATCTATTTCATTGCTTAGTTCGTAGATTGCATTGACAAGCTCCTTGGGCAGCGAGTCTACGCTGACCTCAACACCAAGGATTTCAAGCCATTGGATGGTGATTGAATCGCTAACTGGCTCCCACCAAGTAGGCGATCCTGGAACACCATAGTCATTGCATTCCATGCGGCAGTTGAACTCAACGTCGACAGACCCGGTAAGGTGTCGACCTACTCCTTCTCTGTTGCTCATGGTTCTTCCTTCATTGCTCGAAGCGACAAACGATTGCGGCGATCACGACGAACGATAACGCCAGAGCCAAAGGCTTCGGCTGCATCCTCGGGCACAAGACTCTTGATCTCCTTGCCCAGAGCCTCGTGACGTGCAGCAGCATCGCGTGTCTCTTGCCACTCTTGTGCGAACACAACCCACTGGTTGCTGGTCGTCATGTCTACTGTGCGTAGACCATCGATCAGTACCTCGAGCGCCTCTTTCTCGAGCGCGGCGGCTTGCCCTTTAGGCTCGATGTCTGGCGGCACCTTGTTCTGGACGTGCCACCAGAAGGCTTCCTCCATCTTGATGAGCTCATCGATGTAGGTCTGGTTGCGATCTACCAAGCAGAACTCGGGGTCGTCGTTGCCTTTGATGATCGAGAAGTAGCAGTACGGAACGTCGGCCACTTCGATGTAGTGCTGCAACTGAGGCATGTAGTAACGTGCCTTCTCGCGCAGCGTTGCCCTGGCATTGGTATGCTTGAGCTCAACGAACGTGCCGTGCTGGGCAACCCAGCCATCAAGGTTGGCATACATATACGGGATCGAGCGATGCACCATGAAAGGCGCAGTCGTTTCAATTGCCAGCCCTGTAATCTTGGAGAACCAGCGCGCATGCAGCGGCTCGGTCGTGATGCCAAGCTGCACCTTGAACACGTTGCTCAGGTCCTCTTGCTCCGTGAGCCCAAGCTTCTCGTTGTAGAGCGCGCGCCATTCGCCTCGTGCGATACGCATTGCATCGCTACCACCGATACCTCGGCCGCGATTGATGGTGCTCATGATATTGATAGGTTCCATTCGTCTCCCCTTACCAGCTGGATTGATAGTAAAAATCGAGAAGCTTTGCGTCCTCGTCAGACACAATCAACTCCAACGTATCGATGGTGTATTGCACATCTTCGAAGTAGAATTCATCGTATGCTGTGCCGCCAAAGAAGAAGCCTTCTGCAGTAGGCAGCAACTCAGATGCCAAGTCTGGCTCGAGCATAACTTTCTTGCACACAGCAAGTAGCTTCTCGAGGTCGTGGGTGCCCACACTGTATTGGTTGCAGTCATCAGCGCCAGACTGCACGTTGAGCACAAACCAGTTGTGGATATGATTAGCCTTGCGCCAGTAGGCAGCCTCGTATTCGATCTGTTTCGGATGATAGTGCGGCTTGGCGAGGTTCAGATTCCTCACCGCCTCGAGCACTTCCTCTTCCCGATGCCGCCAGATATACCGCTTGGCGGTAAGATACATATCCAGTCCCATGTTTCCCTCCGTGGTAGTGTGGTTGTTGTATACTGCGGCCATGCAGATTGCAATAGCATTTAACTGCGGCTGTGCAATTTCTGCAGGGCAAGCTTCACCCTGTGGTCAGCACGATTCAGTCGGGTGATAAACTGATCGAGGTCTTTGCGCTCGTCCTTGGCTGCCTCGATAAAGTCGGCAGGCAAGGGCAGCTTGGGCCACTTGTGCGTCTTGATAAGCTTGAACGCAGCGGCCTTGAACTTGTAGCTTGGCATGTCTTTCAGCGCACCGAAGTAGAGCTTGATGCCTAACGTGCTGGGCACACTGACCTGGAGCATCTCGGCCATTGAACCTAGCACATCGACTATCTCTTCACGGCTAACAGGCGGGAGCGCTTGCTCCACTTGTGAGCAAGCAAGCGCGAACGCATTGGCTGCCGTCTCCAGATTCTTCTCGCCGTAGTGCAGAATCTCCCATGACAGGGTGCTAGCCGGCATCTCCATCCAATGCCGCAAGGAGTCGAGCTCGATTGTCTTGAGTTCGGCTGGCAGCGTTGTTGCTGGGTCGCTGACGTTGGTAAGTTGACGACCGCCTGATCCAGTTGCGCCAGGTTGCTCGCCAGTCGACCATCGTTTTCCCGTTTCCGATCCAGTAATCACGGAACCTATCTGTTTCATTGATCGCCTCCACATTTGGGAACGCCTGTCGCGCCCATTCCAAATCGTCGTCGGTAGGAACCCAGTCAGGCGAGAGCCGATGCGGCGCAGCCTTCTTAGGTTTTGGTTCTTGATGGTTATATGATGGTTTGGGGGCATCTGCTGCCCCCCTCCCCGGCATCTCCTGCCCCTCCCCCCGGCACGTGGTGCCCCCCTCTAATTTATAAGAGGAACTACGTCCGATCTTGTGAGTGGTGGTAACAAGGTCCCGCTCCTCGAGCCGACGCAGTGCTATGCGAACAGCCCTCTCGGACAGCGAGGTATACAGGCAGACACGAGCAACCGATGGCCAGCAGTCACCTGTTGGATCGGCATGATTTGCGAGTGCTATAAGGACAGCCTTGTCAGCAGGGCTATCTAATGGTAACTGGAAAGCCCAGTTCAGCATCTCTATGGACATTCTCCCTCCATTGCTGGACTCCTTCCTGGGTGTGACCTTGGGGAGCCTGTGTGGTAGCGGGCTCCCCAGTTTTTATCCGGTCTTGTCAGCCCAATTGGCTATCGAACCACCAGGTATTTCCAGAATCTCGATGTTGTGCACGGCCTGCACGAGCTTCTTCTTGATCTTATAAACGTCTGTGATCATGCCCTTCACATCTTCCCAGATGCAGCGAATGGCTGTGCCTCGATCATCGATCACAACGTAGGCAAAGTCTGCAATGTATGTGCAGATCAATCTGTTATTGACCACGCATGGCAGCTTCACCTGGCAGCGCAGGTTGTCGATCATGTTACGTTCCACCATCGACTTAAGCTGAAGGTATCGCTTACCTTCGGCGGCGCTGGCAAACCACATCCCATCGATACGCTCACCGGCTGCATTATATTTATTCTTGCGAGGACCAGCCTTTCCAACACGGCGAACACCACCACGTTTCGCCGCTGTCTTGACTGAGGCAGGCATTACGGGTGTCTCCGCAGCAGTTGCACTGCTTGAAGATAGGTCCTCGGACGCGTTCAACTTTTGGCTTCGGCTCATGCTTCTTCCTTCGCAACGAACTTAATCCCTAATGCTTTGGCCCAGCACATCAGGAAGAACGCACCTGGAAGTCGGGCCATGCTTTCCCACTTGGCAACCATTGCCTCGCTCATACCAAGACGGTCATTCAATTCAGCTTGGCTCATGCCAAGTTGCTTCCGTTTGGATACGAGCTCACCAATAAGATCAGCGTAGAACTTCTGCTCTTCCGAACTGACCTGTCGTGTGTGAACAACCCTGATCGGTGGTAGTTGCATCGTTTGCGCTCCTGATTGCGTTGGCAACTTTCAGTGCAGTATCGAAGCGCAAGTCTTGCCCATTCATCACGCGATAATACGTGCTGTCTGGAACGCCGGCCTGAAGGAAGGCTTGCTTGAGCCTGATGTGTTGGCTATCGGCAAGCACTTCCAACTGGTCGAGATATGATATGAGTTTCATGCTGCGCCTCCGCAGTGGGTATACTGCAAAGACGCAGGCATGACAAGCTAGTCATCCAGGAACAATCACTCGTCCTCTGGTGCAACTTCTGGCTTGCTGGCTGCCCATTGGACAGACTTGATCTCAAACGAAATTTCGTTTTTCGACTTGGGATAATACACATAGCCATCGTTCTTGATGTAGTCGTAGTCGATGGCCTGAGCGTCCTCGATCATGCAACGAACCAAACTGAGGTTCATGTCATTCAAGGGCAGGGCATAACTG